ATATACATACGGTCAAAGACTGTGTATAATGGTACTTGACAGTTAAGGAAAGGAAGACTATATTATGACCAACGCTGACTTGAACAGCTTCCAACTACAGCTTATGAACCACGTCGCTCGTGATACCGCATCGACGGTTATGGCTCCACGTGATCTAAAGTCGTACGCCGACGAGATCGGAGTCGAGCACAAGCACGTCTACTCTCTCCTGCGTAAAGCACCTAAGGCCGATCGCGGTCAGTACGATCTGCAGATGTTTCTTGCAGCCGATCGATCGACGCCTGAAGATATCGCACCGGTGGATCCTGCACCAAAGATGGCGTCTGTATCCTCGATCGTAAATGACGAGGTGTATGTACCGTCCAAGGACGAGTACTTTATTCGCTGGGGTAACTTCAAGGACGTCGAGACCATCGTCAAGTCTCGTGAGTTCTACCCTACGTTCATCACCGGCCTCTCTGGTAACGGCAAGACCGTTATGGTCGAACAGGCGTGTGCTCGAGCCAATCGCGAGTACATTCGAGTACAGATTACACCGGAGACCGACGAGGACGATCTGATCGGTGGCTTTCGCCTGATCGACGGTGAGACCGTCTTTCAGAAGGGTCCGGTCGTCAAGGCCATGGAACGCGGTGCGATTCTATTGGTCGATGAGATCGATCGTGGATCGAACAAGATCATGTGTCTTCAGGGTGTGCTCGAGGGCAAACCCGTCATGATCAAAAAGACTGGCGAGATGGTTAAACCGTCAAGCGGATTCAACGTGATCTCGACTGCGAACACCAAGGGGCAGGGTTCCGAGGACGGTCGATTCGTTGCGGCCACGATCATCGACGAGGCGTTCCTCGAGCGATTCATCGTGACAATGGAACAGCCGTATCCCGGCATTGGTACCGAGCGTCGTATCATCAATAAACACATGGAAAAGTTCGGCTGCAGTGACTCAAGCTTCACAGAGATTCTTGTCAACTGGGCCGATACGATTCGTAAGACGTACGAGGACGGTGGTGTAGATGAGCAGATCTCGACTCGTCGACTCTGTCATATCGTTCAGACCTTCTCGATCTTTAAGGATCGTAAGAAGGCGGTTCAGCTCTGTGTTAACCGATTCGACGACGACACCAAGGAGGCGTTCATCGATCTCTACTCCAAAGTCGATGGAACCGTTGGTGATCCGGCCAATTCGGCTGGTGACGGCAATACAGACGACTACGGTGTCTCATTTGACAACGTTCTTGACCGGGCACTAGGACAGGATCCATTTGACAATTAATCGAATCAGTGGGACAGTTCACCGTCTAGCACTTCTCTTGAGGAAAACCAATGACCAAATACAAATTCAACGAACTGGATCTTATCACAGAGCTTCGTGACTATATTGACTCGACGTACGATCAACACTACGCTCGAAACAAACTGCAGACGTTCGAGGCAATCGTAGACTGCGATCATGGCGAGGGGTTTACCATTGGAAACATTCTAAAGTACGCCTCTCGTTACGGTGCGAAGGACGGGTACAATCGCAAGGATCTCATGAAGGTTTTGCACTACGGATTACTCGCTTTGTACGTACATGACCTTGAGCATGGAGATGATAGCGATGGGAATGTTTGACTATATTCAGTATGAAGGCAAGACCTATCAGACCAAGGATACACCGGCTCAGTTTATGGCTGAGTATGAGATCTACAACAAAGAGCTCTGGTTTAATGACGTAGAGCATAAGTGGATTGAGGATAGCGATAAATTGTTCGGTGGTCATCTCGAACCGATATCATCGGAGTGGAAACGTATAAAAGATTTTGATGGTGAAATAAGGTTCTACGATGATAAGGTTGACTTTCTTGCTCTATTTTGGGAGGGTAAGATGATCCGAATAAAGCAGATGGAACAAATGGTTTACAATAACAGTGATTTTTGATATAATAGATACATCTTTGGTAATTGAAGGAAATAAGAATGAAACTTTCCAGTGAGTCACTCGCTGTTCTTAAGAACTTTGCGAGTATTAATTCAAACATTGTGTTCCGTGGCGGTACTACGATTAAGACGATGTCCGAGGCAAAGAACATTCTTGCATCGGCAAACGTGCCCGAAGAGTTTCCGACCGATGTAGGTATTTACGATCTGAACGAGTTCCTTGGTGTCGTGTCGATGTTCAACGAACCGGAGCTCGACTTCTACGATAACTACGTTCGTATCGGTGAAGACAATCGTGCTGTGCAGTACTTCTTCTCGGACCCATCGATCCTTACGTCACCGACCAAGGATATTCAGATGCCGGATCCTGAGGTGAGTTTTACTCTTGGTGATTCCGAACTCGCAACGATTCGCAAGGCTGCGTCGACTCTGTCGGTATCTGATCTTGTGGTTGAGTGCAAGGCACCAAGCGAGATGGGGCTGACCGCAACTGTTACCGATCTTGCCGACTCGACGTCCAACTCATTTAGTCTAAATCTGAGCAGTATTCAGATGCCGGATGTTCCGTTTCGATTCGTGTTCAGTGTATCCAACTTTAAGATCCTCTCGGGTAACTACCGTGTGGACGTATCATCTAAGCTCATCTCGCATCTGACTGCTGAGTCGAGCGATGTCGAGTATTGGATCGCTCTTGAGAAGAGCTCAACCTTTGGAGACTGATATGAAACTATCAGATGTAAAAGAAACCGCAACACCAGTAGTAGGAGATAAAACCATGGCAGCAAAAGAAACCAAGGCAGCAGAGGCCGCAGCAACAGAAGAGACCACCGAGGAGACGGCACCAGGGCTTAGTCTTCAGGATCTTTCTTCGGTTCTTAAGATCATCGATATCTGTTCGGAGCGCGGATCCTTTAAGGGTTCTGAGCTCGAAGCAGTAGGTGCACTTCGAGGTCGACTTCAGGCGTTTGTAGCGGCAAATGCTCCGACAGAAGAAACTGAAGAAGAGAGCAGCAATGAGTAAAATTGGAATGACCCCTAACACCGTGCAAGAAGTAGAAGCGCCAAAAAGCAGCATTGAAGAACAACTCAATCTCTTGCATGAATCTCTTTCTGTTTTGGATCACGAAATGCAAAATCTTCTGGAAAATCTTTCAGATGTTCTGTGTCCAACGGTGGATCAAAATACGCCTGACGCACCAGAGATTCCAGTCATGTCACTAACCGCAGAGCATATCTTCAACGCACAAAACCGCGTAGATAGTCAGGTGCGGTTTGTTTATTGGCTCAACAAAGACCTTAACATCAAGGGTTGATTGGCCTTGTGAAGGAGTGAAATTAGATGTCTAGTGTATATAAGGAACTCGATAAACTGACAAGCACTACTCATAGTATGGGGCAACTTATAGCTCTTCTGGAAGATAAGTTGGCTTCAGTGCTCTTGGCAGAGAATAATGATAATGCTACAGTTGCTCAGAACAATGACGACGGTGTTAATAAATGCCGACTTGCCGATCATGTGCATGGCGTGTATTATAGATCATACCTGCAACTAGAGGCGCTGAATGATATTATTAATAGACTCGACATTGAGGAGGCAGTAGTAGAAGAATGAGTAACATGGTTACCATCCCATCGTCTCCGGACGATCGTAAACAGATTCGTGAACGTCTTACCGAGGTCTCAAACTCGATGACTCGTATCGAGGCAGAGCGTGATCATATCAATGAGATCCTTGCCGACATGCAGGACGAGTACGAACTTCCAAAGAAGCACATGCGTAAGGTTGCTCGAGTGTTCCACAAGCAGAACATCAACGAGGTCAAGGAAGAATTCTCGGACGTGGAGGATATTTACAACGCTGTGTCTTCCTGATATAATGGTTATATGTTTTGTAATGATGGAGCAAGTGTGAATGACTGAAGAATTTCTCTACGTCGAGAAATACCGCCCATCGCGTATCGCCGACTGCATTCTCCCGCAGTCGCTGCGCGATACATTTTCGCAACTCGTCGAGACTGGCGAGTTACCGAACATGATCTTCTCTGGTGGTCCGGGTATCGGTAAGACAACCGTTGCCCGGGCCCTGTGCAGTGAGCTCGATCTCGACTATCTAATCATCAACGGGTCCGAGGAGGGTAACATCGACACCCTCCGTGGACGCATCAAACAGTTCGCATCCACGGTATCGCTGCAGGGTGGTTATAAAGTGGTCATCCTAGACGAGGCGGACTATCTAAATCCACAGTCGACTCAACCGGCGCTTCGTGCGTTCATCGAGGAGTTCTCAAAGAACTGTCGGTTTATTCTGACGTGTAACTTTAAGAATCGTATCATCGAGCCTCTGCACTCACGGTGCTCGGTCTACGAGTTTGCGATTCCTAATGCAGAGAAACCCAAGATCGCAGCCGGATTCTTTAAGCGTCTGACTCAGATCCTTGATACCGAAAGTGTTGAGTACGACGAGAAGACACTAGCCACTCTGGTCGAGAAGTACTTTCCCGACTGGCGACGTGTACTCAATGAGTGTCAGCGGTACTCGGTGTCAGGTCGAATCGATGCGGGCATTCTCGTCAATCTCGGCGACGAGAACGTCAAGAACCTGATGTCGCATCTTCGAGAGAAGGACTTCAGTAAGATGCGTCGCTGGGTGGCAGAGAACATCGATACCGAACCGGCGGCCATCTTTCGTAAGATCTACGACTCGATGTCCGACTATCTCAAGCCCGAGTCGATCCCTCAGGTAGTGCTAATCCTTGCGCAGTATCAGTACTATAACGCATTTGTTGCAGACCACGAACTTAATGTGGTCGCATGTATGACAGAGATTATGGTCACAGCGGAGTGGAAATAAATATGTTTGGTCTATTTAAGAAGAAAGAAAAAGAACAGGAACCTCAACTCAAGCACTATGTTGTTAGTATTGATGATGTAGAGACCGGTGAGCAGCTTCGAGAATTTGTTAAGATTGTCATGCGCAGTTTAAGTACGTCAGGAGACGCAGTGATTCGAGAGGATTATCTCGATGAATTTCCTGAGTTGGCAAAAATCTCGAATCTAAAAAATAAGGTTGAGTAAAACAATGTTTGGTCTATTTAAGAAAAAACAACATGAACTACGGCCGATGGCCCAGACAGACTCCGAGCATTCAAAGGAACTGAAGGCGATCTGGGCGAGTCTGGATCAAGAACTAAAGGACTTTGCCAAAACGACTCATGATCTGGGACTAGGAGGATTAAAATATAATAGACCAAAAATATGTTTTAACGAACGAGGTATGTCTGAGTTAGTACGACAGTTGGACAAGATAGGATACGAGATCAGAGCCAAAGAGGAAGGAGACGATCGTGAGTAAGGATTGCATCATCTATGACTTTGAGACTCTGAGCCAACGACCAACCGGCGTCGTTGTGTGTCTCGCTGCAATGCGATTCAACGAGGATCGGTATCTATCGGATAATCCGTACGAGTACAAGGAGCTACTCGATACGGCTCAGTTCATTAAGTTCTCGGTCAAGGAACAAGTCGAGGTATACGGTCGAGAGATTCAAAAGTCGACAATCGACTGGTGGAAGAGCCAATCCTCTGAGGCTCGTGATCTTATCAATCCGTCCGACGCCGATCAACCGTTAGCTGATATCGTGCCGTTCCTTAAGAACCTGATTGTCGATCCATCTCAGATCGGTAAGGTATACACACGTGGTAATACTTTCGATCCGATCTTTCTTGACTCGATTCTTGCAGCCGTCAGGTCGCCAGAGTTGTATAACTGGTGGTCGGTACGTGACACTCGTTCGATGATCGAGGGTCTGTCGTTCGGAGCCGACATTAAGAACTCGTTTATGGTACCAGGCCTCGAGGAATCGTTCATTCATCACGATCCGATTCACGATATAGCAATGGACGTGATGCGAATGCAGTTTCTTGTTCGTGAGACTATGTTGTGAGTTCTGGTAAGTGGCACGGTGGAAAAGGCGATCGCCGTCGAACCAATGCCGATAACGATAAGTATCGTAAAGGGTGGGATCGTATTTTTGGTAATGGAGACAAGAACAGTGATAGAGATAAAAGAAAGATTTAAGATTAATGTCGATGGCTGCGAGGAAGCGAAGGCGTACCTGCGGTCAATCGGTAAGGGCTCGCTTGCAGACGACTGGCGAAATGACGGTTATACGATCATACAGGTCGCAAACAAACTATATGATGACGGAGTCCATAATGAGCAGCAACAAAAATAAGACAACACAGAAAAATAACGATAAGCTGACGCCGTTCTCGTTCGTTAATGAGATCAATATCGGTAAACGTGATATTATGCTCGATCAGAACGGTGAGCACTCGGATCTACTAGAGAAGGTGTATAGCCCGTACGTTACGAATCGTTCCCTATCGTACTTTAACGATTCGGTACTACACGCAAACGAGATGAATAAGAACCATCACATAGACTCACGACTTCAATTCGCTTATTTGATAAATACCATTAGAAAAAGAAAACGATTCTCCAAATGGATCAAATCGACTGAGTTAGATGATCTTGAGGCCGTGAAG